TGTGGTCTGTGCACTATCAAGCTGGTCAGGATCAGCTATCTCGCTGTTAGCTGTGTAGGATTTGATTGTTACATCACCTATCTGGTTGATTCTAACTGTATCGCCCGCGGATCTAATCTCCAATATGTTATCCCAGAAGCTCTTTATCTTCTGGTTCTATGAGTTTATCATCCTCATAGTTCAGACTATATCTTATTTTAATCCAGGTCTAAGGCTTTTCTTTGACCACCATTTGGGAAAGGTTTATACACTCCTGCTTTTTTAAGTTTCTTTCTTAGTCCATCAGGGGAAAGATTAAATTTCTTAGCTATTTCTTTTATTTTCCAACCTTCTCTTTGGAGTTTTAATACTTCTTTTATACTGGCTTTTTTTCTTTCTTGTCTTGAATGATATTTCTTGTGTTCATCGACATCCATTATTTGAAGATTTTTAAGTTTGTTATCATCTTTAATGCCATTAATATGATGAACAACTTCATTATCATTTAAATATCTGTCAATATGTTTTTCCATTATTAGTGTATGTTCGGGAACATATCCATGTTTGTCAGCTCTTGGATGATTAGGCTTGTAAACTAAGATATAACCTGAATCTTTCTTAGTTTTACCATTATGATACCTATCAAGAACAATGTTGTGTTTATTGCATATTCTCTGCAAAGTAGTATGAGATATTCCAAATTTTTCTGCTATCTCATATGCCCTTAATCCTTCATCTAAAAACTTCTTTAACTTATCTAAATCAATTTGTATCGGAATATTCTGAGTGTTTTTATTTCTTGATAAACCAAATTTTTTCATATAGTTTAAAATAAGTTTCTTACTGACTCCAAAGTATTTGGCTGTTTTATTCAAAGATCCCTGTTGCCTATAAACCTTTCTCAATATTTCCCTATCCTTATAACCTTTCATAAAATCCCCGCTTTCGTGACAGAATTATTACCATGCATACATTTATATTATATCACCTGCTTTGAATAAATACCAAATGTATGTTTAGGTTCACTGTTAGTCGTTACACCTTCCAATAAATTTCTCTATTGGCTTGGCTCGGTATTCCCCAAATTAATTGAAGGGGTTCACCGAATTAACGGGGTTTAATGAAGGCAAGTTATTCACCTTCATAATCCGTATTAACTAACTGCTTGAATATCAACTTTTTATCCAGATGCCTGAGTAATCTCGTAGACCATATTTCAGGAATAAAGTTTGTTACTGCCATTTAAGTCACCTCTTTATAGCTTTTTGATTTTGCCTTCCTCGAACAATTTGTTGAACTTTTCTGGATTCTCCTTTGCTATTTTCGTTGCCTGCTCTTTGGTGATTGTGCCTTCTTTTCCTTCTGTGTCTGCTGGTTCACGTCCGTTCTGTTTCAACAATTGTTCGGAAGTTTTCTTTCTGTCTTTCTTTATCGCTTCTTTGTACTTCTCTACTATCGTTTTTGTTTGTTCTTCATCTTCGCCGATCAGGTAATCAGCAGGGTCAAGCGGTAACTCTTCGTTGTTCAGTTCTGAGATAACATAGTTCTTTAACGATTCTCTTTTCCTCGCTTTGCGTTCATTCTCAACCATCTCTTTCAATTCCCTGATCTGCTTTTGTTCTTCTGATTCTTCCGGGACCCTTTCCTTGACTTTTTCTTCAACAATCTTATTTAAGTTATTCTCTTTCCAGGTTTCTAAGCTCTTGGTGAAATACTGATCCCGGTAACTCTTAAGCACGTCATTCTTCTCGACCAGTTCCCCCACATTGTCCTTCGTTATGTTGGCCAATGGGTTGAATTCTTTCGCAAGTTCCTGTACTTCTTTACTATCCTTGTTCTCTTTAATTAACTTAATTGCCTCTTGCAGTTCCATATATATCCTCCTTTTGCCCTCTAAGTTCGAGCCTCAGAGTGCTAATATACTGATTTCTTTTGTTCTTTCCATTCTTTGTAAGTCACGTAATCGGACACACCTTTACCTCGGATGTATTTTTTATCCGGCTTTTCCTCGTTGAATATGTTGATCGTTGTGCAACGACAGTTAATGTCCTGTGAAGCTATTCCGAACATTCCTGGTCCTCTCGTCTTCATGCCATAAATATGAAAGTAACCATCTTTGTCTTCTACCTGTCCGTCCAGTTCCTGATGTGTCGGTCGTGTCTTTGAATCCAATGTGGCGTCCCACATTCTTTTAGTTTGTAACCCTTTATCTTTCAACTTCTCGGTAGCTTCAAGACTTGCCTGTTCTTTCACTCTGTGACTTTCAGTCCAGACAATTCTCTGCGCTTTGTTGAAGTTATTTTGCAGTTCTGCTTTTAACCTCTCAGCTGTCGTCCTATATGCTTCGCCTTTCATAACATTCTGTGTAACCTGCTGCTGGATTTCTAATATGATTTCATTGCGTCTTTTTTCCAGCACTTCATTCAGCGTCAACCCGCTGATAGGATTCTGCAACGCTTTTTTGATTGCTTCTTTTGGTAGTGTGTACCAATTTAGGTTCAAGCCTGTGAATTGTTCTGCAGTCCAGCCTGTATAGTTGTAGCGCTCTTTGTAGGTTTCAAATAACATCGTTGTTACTTCTCTGTTCTGATATCTGGATAAATCTCTCAATTCATCCGATAGAATTTTCTTCATCTTATCCATGCGTCCGTACTTCATCATTTCTTTGTAGTCAATCTTGCCCTGCTTGCTGTACTTTGCCCAGTATTGCGATATCTCTTTCTTAAGTCTTTTTAGAACATCCGAATACGCTCGTTGAAGTTGCTTCAGTTGTTGCTCGGTTAATGTGTCATACCAGTTTTCAAACTCGTCATAGGCTCTATGATACGTTAGTTTGCTCATCGTCCTCATCCTCAACCTGATAGTAACTCATTGCCTTCTCTTTCTGCTCTTCCATCATTTCAACAACTTCATCTGGATTGTCTATGAACGAAGCCAGTCCATAAAGAACCTGATCCGGTATGATACCTTTAAGCTGTGAAAGAATCCTCGCATCATTCTCAAGTGATACAGGGAGATTGCGTGTGAACTTCTGATTTATATCCATCCAGTCAAGTCTCACGCCTTTCTTTTTCAATCCACTTGCAAGAATCTTGAATAGCCTTTTGTTTGCAGCAGTGAATTTTCTCTCCATCGTCTTGCACTTGTTCTCAAGACTCATAAGCTTGAACTTTCTGGATTCACCCGAAATATCCGAAGTAAATTCTTTATCCGAAAAATTCACACTCTTGGCAAAGCGAAGAATGTTCGCCTCTAACCTGTCAAGATGTGAATCGATAGCCTGAATGTTTAAGTTCTTCTCCAAGAATTGAACATCTGCGCCCTCTGGTATGTTAAATGCGCCGGTGCGCTTGGCTTCTTCGAGAACGTCATCTGAAAGTTCAGCGCCAATTGATTTCATATAAGCAAGTCGCAATTGTTCAAGCTCGGAATCAACATCGGAAGTTTTTCTATCATAAGCGTCTATAAGCGATAGAACTTTCTCACCATCGCCAAGACGTTCTTCATTGTTCATATACTCTATAAGCGGTACGAAATCAAAGAAATGTGTCTGTGGATTAATTGGCTCGGTATCATCTAACTCATATCCGCCTTTAGATGTCTTCACATAATAAGTAACCTTTTCTTTGTCATACCATTCAACACGTGTCCTGGTTGTAGTATCTCCACCCTCTATGTACTCTTCATCGTAATATCTAAGCGCAAATTGAACCTCGTCTATACTTCGATCTTTGACAAATATGCACTCCCATGGATCTACATTCATAAGCCTAAACTGTCCAGATTTGTCCACATATAAAAGTCTGGCAGCGTAACCACATACGGCAGCTTTTTTAACAGTTTCAGAATCAAGATCGTTGATGTTGTTCAAGTCCAAGAATTCTTGCAGCGCTTCATCATCTGATTCGTAGACGATTTCATTACCTGCCATGTAACCCACTTTGGTATCGATGATTTCAGAAAAGAAGTCGTTGTTCAGCTTATTGTTAATCTTATTCGGATCTTTGAATGTACGGTTGAATATTGGCACGCCTTCAGTGGATGTCTTGTATCGTTCATAAAGATCTTTCATCTTCTCTGCTTTAGAAAAGTGATCGTCTATAAGATCCTGGATTATCTGGCTGGTTACCTGTCCGTGAATTTCTATGAGATTTCTTATGGTTTTTAAATCCATCTAATTACCCCCAAATATTTCTGCCAGCTGTGATGGTTCTGCGTCTTCTGACCGGTTCTATCGCATAACGCAGGGCTGCAATAGCATCGTCTTTGAATTCAACCGGCTCATCTTGGACGTTTCCGTCTTTGTCTTCTTTGTAGCTGTACTGCTGCATCTCTGCTAAAAGATTCGGACATTGCTTTGATATGTGTATCTTCTTGCGCTTGAGCCAGTCAATACCATCCTTAACTGAACCCTTGCCCTTAACCGATGCCTGACAATTAAATCCTGCCTGTCGAAATTCTTTGATTCGTGCCGGTTCTGCACTGTCCGCTATTATCATCTTTTTCTTATTCGTGTATTTAGCAACTTCATCTATAAGCTCTGCATTGGTCAAGCCTTTCTCGTATAGTTCATCAAAGACGTATAGCTCATCATCCTTGAAGCCAACTTTTATGAATGCACTTGGGTGGTTAAATCCAAAGTCAAGCCCCTGATAGACAGCGTCAAAGTCTTCTTCTTTGTATGGTATGTCTTCAAAGACGTAGTTCGTGAACACAAGATTTCCAAGGACCCCCCATTCACCCAATGCGTAAATCTGGTAGTAAGTTGCATCCTGATTTTTCAAGTCTTCAATAACCTGCTTGTATTCTTCATCAAGAAATTCATTATCTTTGTAAGTAGTCTTTAATATTGCTGAATTCTCTTTTGGTGAATCAAAGAAGTATGCCTTTATCCAGGACAAAGCTGATATTGGATTGAACGATAGTGTGATCTGCATTGGATAAGCACTCTTGCCTCGAAGTCGTAAGTCTAACTGTGTGAAATCTTCCTGTGTTATCTCGCTTGCTTCTTCTACCCAGATGTCTGTTATCCCTGCTATTGATTTCAACTTCTCAACATCATCCAGTCCTGTGAAGATTATCTGATTGCCATTTCTGCAAGTAATCTCCATATCCGATTTGTTAACTTTGAAAAGTGGCATTATCTTCCATTGCTGCATGATCGATTTGATAAGCGCGAATGTTGAATGCCTGTTGGTTCTTGCAACTTTCCTGACAACAAGCGTCTTGTGTCCCTTCTCCTGCATAGCACGCACAAGAATACGTTGAGCTATGAAGTACGATTTACCAGAACCAGCACCACCGTACAAAAGCTCATATCTTTGCCTGCTTTTCAAATATGGCCTGAATGTCTGGTTGAACACTCTGGATTTGATCTTTACAGTCGCTTTAGGCATCTTCTATGTCCACCTGGATTTCTAAATTGCCCGAATGCTCTATCTCGCGCTTATCTCGGAATTTATCCGGGCGTCTATTCTTAAGCCAGAATATGATCGCAGTCATATCACCATC